CTCATAAGCCCTCCTTTTCAGCGGCTTTTCAATGAATCCTTTCAAGATTTCAGTGGATTGAAATTTCAGTAAGCTGGCGGGTCTCCCACTAACACGATCCCGCGGGTTTCCGACCCCGTGTCCTTTGAAAGTCCTCAGGGGCCCCGGCGACTTTTCGCTGGCCTGGGCTGCAGATCCGCCTCGCTCGACTAGCATCAGTGGACGATCCGTCAGAGGGAGAGCTGTTATGGAAATGATTGCCGTGCGTTCCAGTGCGATGACCGCCGTTGGCTACGACCCAGCAACGAGGCGAATGAGGATCCGCTTTGAACAGGGTCACTCTTACGATTTCTGCGGCGTCCCATCAGCCATACACAATGGCTTGATGGCCGCGGTGTCCAAAGGCGCCTACTACAACCAGCACATCCGTGATCGTTATCAGTGCTGAGACCCGTTTTCCACTTGGAAAGACGGACATCCCTGTGCAGGTTTCAGCTAGAGAGATTCCGCGAGTTCGATAACCCGTGTAGGGGGCGGCCCTCAGGGAGGACCCGGAAAAACCGGCGCCCTGCCCGGCTCATGCCTTCGGCTCGGCCTCGCTCAGGTCCAGCCGCTTGGCCACCCAGCGCTCGTACAAGCCGATGGCTACATCCGCGCCCGCCATTGCGGTCAGGCAACCCAAGGCGCCCGCTGTCCAGATCGACAGGCCTGCACCGAACAGCAACATCATCGCTGACACGCCGCAGACGATGCAGGCACCGGATCGAAGTGCAAGGCGGCGCAGTAACGCCCAGCCTCGTGCCCCATCCTTGTCAGCGCGCCACATCTCACCGGACACACCGCCAACCAGGGACAGGGCAATCACTAACCAGACCGGCATCTCTGCCAGTGCCTGTTGCTCGTTCGTCATTGCCCTGCCCCTTAAACAAAAAGACCCGGCGCAATGGCCGGGTCAGGTGGTGGGTGGCCTACCGCGCTTTGCGGTCGCACCCATCGAAGATGGCCCCTTTTTACAGGTCGATTCTGGTGGCAGCAAGACCGGTTTAATGCCATCCGGTGAATGTGTGGGTTACGCCCGGTGAACGGCTGGCGAATGTCGGTGAATATCTATCCCGGCTTTCTTTTGCTGTTATGGCGTCCCATGCGTCCCACCTCTCTAAAACAAGGTGGGACGTCTGAAGGCCCCGCAGATTGGGGCTTTGCCCCACCGTCCTACTTTTATCTCTCTTTTCTCGTGTATAGAGAGAATATTTAAAAACACGCGTGCGCGTGAACACGCGCATTGATGCCCGCTACGCATACACGGGCGGGAGGCATGAAAAAGGTGGGACGGTGGGACAGCCCAGCAACGACGGGGCCTGCGCCCGTCCCACCACCGCAAAAAGCAGTGGGACGGAGGCAGGCCAGTGGGACGGCGTGAGCCAGAGTAATGCCCACGATCAAGCCGCTTCTCCCAGCAGGAAGTGCTCGACCACGATGTGAGCGTCATGCAGGCGCTGGTAGTAAAGATTGCGTGTGCAGCCACTCTCGGCCAGACGCGCAGTCAAAGGCGCATCAGGCTGGAAGTAATGCACCTGGACCACCGTCATCAACTCGGGATCAAGGCGTTTCTTGACGATGCGCTCGATGTCCAGGGAGGCCTCCAGCGGCACCCTGCTCCCGCGCCTTCCGCGCACAAGCTGGCCACCGCTTTCCATCAACATGGCGACCATGTTGCCGCCCGAGTAACCGGCGGCGACCTCATCGCTATGCAGCTCCTGCGCCCATTGCTTGAGGGCCATATCGATTGCCTTAATCATCGAAGCACGGCTCCTCGAACTCAGGTTGTTCCAGCGCAGGCGCCCTGCCCCAACCCTCCGGTTTCTTGTACGCCCATGGCCGCTGACCGCTCTTGCTCAAAGCGCCCAGACGGAATCGTCGCCAGCCCAGTCGATGGAGGATTGCTCCCACACGCATCTGCTCGGGTTTGCCCCAATGACCGGGATCGAGCTTGAGCGCCTGACTCATCACCTCGCTGCCGGTGGTGGTCTCGCCGATCTGCGACTCTTCAAGCCAGGTAAGGATGGGCGTTTCCCATTCGTCCACCACGAAGCGTTCGTCCTGTTCCTCGCTGAACATCGGCGCTTCCTCTCGCGTTACCCACCAGAGATCGCCGGCCTCAAAACAGAACATCGCTTCGGCCCACAACTGGTCGCGGATCTCGCGCAGCAACGCCACGTCGACCTTGGTACAGGCCACCGGCCAGTAGCGTCGGTTGCCGGTGGCGTCCTTGAGGTATTCGTCCTGGTTGGTGGTACCGACGAAAACACACTGGCGTGGCACGTCCAACGTTCTGCGGCCATAGCTTTCGCGGTAGGTGTCGGTCGACGCCGAGAAGAACTGCTTGGCCTTGGTGCTCTCCGCCTTGTTGAAGCTGTCCAACTCGCCGAGCTCGACGATCCACTTGCCGCGGATCGCCTGGAAGCCGTCTTTGTCACCGAGGGCAAACGGCGTATCCATGAACCACTCGCCGCCGAGCACGCTCATGGCGGTCGACTTACCGGCGCCTTGTACACCTTCGAGGATCATCACCGAGTCGGCCTTGCAGCCGGGCTTCATCACCCGCGCCACGGCAGAGATCATCCAGCGCTTGCCGACCTTGGACGTGTAGTCGGTTGTCTTCACGCCCATGACATCAGTCAGCCAACGCTCCAGGCGCGGCACACGATCCCATTCGAGTTTCTTCAGGTACTCGCGCACCGGGTGAAACGCGTGGTCGTGCGCCACGACGCTGACGGCCTCAATCACGTGCGAGGACTTCACGCGCAGGTTGTACTGCTGCGCAATCCACTTCATCACTCGCACATCATCAATGTCGGCCCACTCGCCGGTGCCGCCGCCATACGGCGCAGCACGCAACTTGACGATCTTCGAGCTGAAGGCGCAGTAGCTGATCACCCCGGCCCAGCGTTCATCGTGAGCAAGGATCAATTCGACGTTCTGCATGTGCGCGATCAGGGCGCCGCTCTCGCTGCGGGCCAACTGATCTTTCCAGCCACCGGCTGCCGGTGGGCGGACCACGGCCAGCACCTGTCGACGCACCGCTTCGAGACCTTCGGCGACGTGCAGGTCGTTGAAGTCGGTCCACTTTTCGTGACGCTCGACCGAGAAGATCGGCGCAACGACCTGGGCACCGACGATCAGCGCGGCATTGCTGGCCTTCTCCTCGCCCGGGTTCCACGCATCGCCGTTGGGCTTGGTGGTCTTCCAGTCGTCATCGCGGCAGATGATCAGCGGGCATCCGGCGAAGCGCTCGCGCATGACCTTGCACACGGCCAGCAGGTTGCCCGCATCGAAGGCCACGGCCACAGCGAGCGACGTCGCCATGTGCAGGCTGGCGCCGGTGGCGTAGCCCTCGCACACCAGCACCGGTTCACCCGGTACCGGATGAGGACCGAGCAGGTGAAAAGTACCCTCCTTCGCCATCCCGTAAGGCCAGTAGGATTTGTCGCGGCCGGTGTCTTCCTGCTTGTTCGGGAAGATCACCTGCAGGCCCATGATCTGATCACGAGCATTGTTCATCGGGACCAGTACCGCACCGGTGCGCGGCGCGTAACGCACCTTGATACCGACGATCTGTTTGCGGTCCAGGTAGTCGCTGCGCCCGGTGGTCGGCATACGCTCGAACAAACCCTGCGCCCTTTTCGCGGCCCGCCGCGCAGCGTTACTCGCGATTTCGGCGGCACGGCGCTTGGCTTCTTCTTGGCGGGCGCGCATCACTTCGCGCTCTTCGGGGGACATGCGACCGGCCTTGACCTTGATCTTCTGCGTCTCACCCGAACGCCAGTCACCGAAGGCCCCAAAGATCAGGGTGTCGCCCTTCTCCGTGCGCTGCTCGTGCACCACGTACCAGCCGTTCTTTTCTTTGCCCTTGTCCTGCGAAGTCTTGCAGCGGGTCAGCTTGCCGAACACCAGCGGTTGCGCTGGCTCCAGACCGTAATCGGCGAATTGCCCCAACACTTCATCGAGCATGCTGAATCCCCCGCTCAGAGAGGGATTGGCAGCTGATGCACTGCGAGCAACCCGGCGAGGCCAGGCGACGGGCTTCCGGAATCGGATCGTCACAGGCTTCACAGAACAGCAAGGAATGAGCAGCGCTTTCGGCTTTGGCAGCGCTGCGCGCCGCCATGGCCTGATCGATGCGTTCCTGCACCAGATCGTTGGCGAAATCGGCGATGTCAGCCACGGTCAGCACCTCGCGTCGTCTGGTTGACGTAGGTGGCGCGGTTGAACAAACCCAGCAGCCCTTGAATACCCCGGAACACCTGCAGGCGAATCGCCGCCAGTTCCTGATCAGTGACGACGCCGTCGCCGATGCTCTTGGCCCAGGTCTCGGCCAGATCAGCGACCTGGCGGAAGTATTCGGCGATACCCGTGGTGAGAGTTTCAGGCATATCGTTGGTGTAGGTGTCTGCCAGCTCCTGCCAGACCGTGTCACCGACCAGTGCATGCACCGCATCGAGAATGCGGCGATCCTTGGTCAGTTCGAGGATCTCACCGAACTCCTGAATGTTGATGGAATGGCTTGGGTGGGTCGGCGACAGTTTGTGCTGCAGCGTCGTCGGGTTGCGGCCAGTGGTGGCAGCGATGGCGGCAGCGCCGCCTGGGTAATCGCGAGCGGCGTGATACAGCGCTAAATCGAGCGGCAGGATTTCCCGCTGCGCCCGTTCCAGAGAACTGAGAGCAATTCGGCTCATGGCATTAATCCTAAAAGTTGCCAGTGCCGCGCGACAGAAGTTGGTGATACATTTGCCGCGTGGCTTGGTATGGCCCAAACGCCGGGAACCCTTGCAGGGGATAACCGGCACCGTGCCGGGGCGAACAATCCGTTGTTCACCCCTGGCGCAACAGCTGCCAGCTCTGTGGTAAGAACGGCAGCAACACCAAGGCTTCCGAGCCTTGGAAACGCGATGAAGGTCGGCGGCATGTGGTGTGCTCGCCTTCCGACATCGCGACCCGACCGCATTGTGGTGATGCTATCGGGAGAAACTGGGCGACCCTTGGGTCGCCTTTTTTCTATGCAGCTTTGGACGGTTCATTCACCGGGGGGAAAACCTCATCAAGAGTGCACATGGCCCCGAGCTTGTTGAGAGCAGCGACGATGGATCTGCACTCCGCTAGTCCCGCAGTTCGTCTCCCGGCTTCGTAATTGCTTATACGTGCTTGGGTCCATCCCAAAGCGACTACTAAATCCCGCTGCTTGACGCCTGCCTTCTCTCGATGGTGAGCAATTAAGTTCATAACGTTCTCCAATAATCCGACGCCATCTTAATCACGATACGCAGACATTTCAACACGCAAAGTGATGATAAAGAATTTCAGTGCGTGGTAAAAAAAGCACATGAACACATTAGGCTTACGAATCAAGCAATACCGCAAAGCTAAAGGCATGAGCCAGCAAGCTCTTGCATACGCTTGCGGGTGGGAATCGCAATCTCGCATAGGAAACTATGAGAAAGGCGCTCGCCAACCCAACCTTCAAGATCTAGAGAAAATCTCGGCAGCGCTTGGGGTGTCCTTCCCCGACTTAGTAGCAGGACGAGACCGCTCAGAAATTGAGTCATATCCCGACGTCATCCAAGGCCGAGTGCGATCCGAAGATCGCTTGGTCGCGCAATACGGACGCTCGCGAGATAAGGGGCAACCTGTTAGTAGCAATATCGGCTGGGCTAAGGATGGAAAAGTACCGGTGTTAGGAAACGCTCAATTAGGAAATGAAGGTTTTTTCGAGGCGCTTGATTTCCCGCCTGGACACGGCGATGGCTACTTAAATATTCATAGCGACGACCCCGATGCATATGGTCTGCGAGTTACTGGCGACAGCATGATGCCGCGCATAAAACACGGCGAATTCGTACTCATAGAGCCCAACAAAAATTTCTACAGCGGAGATGAGGTTATGGTTCGTACGTCCTCGGGGCGGACCATGATCAAAGAATTTATTTATCTGCGCGATGGGATGTACAGGCTGGATAGCGTCAATACAGATCACGAGAGCATCCACTTACCAGAACAAGAGGTCGAAGAAATTCACCTCGTAGGCGGGATTCTCAAATCATCACGGTTTCTTCATAGCGCCGCCACGCCATAAGCACAATATGTGTTGACACGAATAAGCACGTTGCGTGATATTCGCCTCACTCTTTACCACAGAGCGAGGCAATACCTATGCGCACCACCGCAACCTTGCATGTCCATCCGGCATGCGTCAGCAATCGCAAACTGATCGAACAGCTGCAGCTCGCCACGGGCTGTCTGGTCATCATTCATAACAGCAAACCCAAGCTTGTCGGCAAGTCCTGCCAGCCCTCTCCTATCGATCCAAACGGTGGAGGGCACGCGGCATGATCAAGTACAAGATCGACAACCGCACCCTGCAGTTGCTCAACGCCCAGGTCAACCTGACCGAGACCTTCAACCATGTCCTGCGCACAGCACCGAAGCGTGAATGTCTGGCATTCCGTCTCAAGGCTGAACGCGGCACCGTGGAAAGCACTTTTGTCGTGGAACTGGGCAGCGAACGCCACACGCTGACTCTGCAGAACGACAAGAGGATGCACCTCAAACTGGCCGACTTTATCGAAGAGATTGCCAACGGTCCGTTCGACACGAGCAACTCCAGCGACCTGGTGCATCTCCCACATACCGATCGTCAATACGGCCGCTTTGAAGTCCAGGACAAGCAGCGCGTGTTCGAACTGGTGCACACCGGCGGCGTGCTGAGCCTCGACATGGGCCTCGAACTTCCCCTGCATGTGGCCCTGCATCGCACTCATACGCGCCGCGGCGTCACCGCCATCTTGAGCATTGGCAACAAGAATCCGCATACGCGCTGCTTCACCCTGTACGACCCCGATGCCGAGATCTACGCAAGGCTCATTGAGTCCATCAACCACCTTGCTGCAGCGGCCACTCCTGCTGCGCATGCTGCTTGAGGAACCTTTATGGAACGCACCCTCGCCCAAGCAGCCGCTCAACTCGGCCTCACTCGCCCCAAACTGATCGCTCTCATGCGGGAAAAAGGTTTGCTCAAGGGAAACCTGCCGACGGACCCGAAGCGCTACAAAGCGTACCTGCGGGTCAAGGACAGCCCCTGGTACGACGAGAAGTACGGCCTGCAATACAGTCAGTCGACCCGGGTCAAGCAAGCCGGCCTCCGCTGGCTGGCCGAGCAGTTGGACATTGATCTTCCTGCCATCCCGGCAGATCGCCGTGACTTGGCCTAGGGAGTACGCCCGCCAGATCGTTGCCATGCGCACACGCGAGGAGCGCAACGCCGCGCTCCTCGAAGTGCCCGAACATCTGCGCGAGCTGACCAGACGCCACTGCCTGAACGCCTGGAACCACCCGGCACGACAACAACGCAAGGAGGCTCGACAAGGCCATGAGTAACGCTGCACAGAATCCGCTTCGCCTGCATCCGGCGCCCGAATCGGCCACCGTCGAACTGCTGTATCGAATCTTCGGTGACGTCCTGATCCCACTGGAAAAAGTCCGCGAGCAGTACTTTCGCAATCTCAACGAGCAATCGTTCGTGACGGAGATCAACAGCGGCCGCATCCAGCTTCCCATAACCACGCTGGACACCAGCCGCAAGGCCCTCAAATACGCCCACATCCGGCACGTCGCCTCGCTGATCGATATCCGCGCCTACAAAGCCGACGAGAGCATGCAACGCCAACAGGGCGAACCCATACAAGCAGAAGCGAATTTAGAAAGGAATAAACATGGAAATTCATAGCGAAACTCTTGCCGAGGACGAGCTGGTCGCAATCACCGGATATCAACGACCTTCATTGCAACTGGACTGGCTCAATCGAAATGGCTGGAAATACGTACTTACAGGTGCAAGACGACCCGTTGTTGGTCGCGTGTACGCACGAATGAAACTGTCCGGTGTGAAGCCTTCATCTGACAATATTGCGGCTGAAGCCTGGTCGCTAGATCTTTCACGCGTGGGGTGAAAATGCGACCAAGAAAGGCTGCAAATCGGGACCTGCCACCTCGAATGATCAGGCGGGTTAGGTCAATGAAAAACGGCTCAGAGTGGGTCGGGTACTACTACGACGGGAGAGATGATCAGGGGAAGAGGAAGGAAATTCCGTTGGGTGGCGACTTGGATGTCGCCAAGGCGGAATGGGCGAAACTCGATTGCAAGCCAATTCCGCAAAAGAACACCCTTCTGGGAAAAGTTTTCGACCGATACGAAGCCGAGATCATTCCGGCGAAAAAACCTAGAACCCAAAAGGACAACTTGCTTTCACTGACGCAACTCAGGAAAGCATTCAGTGAAGCGCCCATCAATGCGGTGACACCACAGGTGATAGCCCAGTACCGCGACAAACGGACCGGGAAGGTTCGGGCGAATCGCGAGATCTCACTGCTCTCGCACATCTATAACATTGCCAGGGAATGGGGTATCACTGACAAGGAGAACCCAGCCTCCGGTGTGCGCAAGAACAAAGAGACACCACGTGACTTTTACGCTGATGCCACGATCTGGAATGCCGTCTACGGTGTTGCCGTGCCAGAACTCAAAGACGCCATGGACCTGGCCTATCTTACGGGCCAACGCCCTGCTGATGTCCTATCCATGCGCGCTACGGATGTCACCGACAGCTTTCTGCAGGTTGCCCAGGGCAAGACCTCGAAAAAGCTCCGCATCCGGCTCGATGCCGGCGAGATCATTAACGGTTTGGGTGAGCTGATAGAAAAGCTGCTCGCACAGCGGAAGGCGCGCGAAGTGCGAAACCCGTACTTGATCATTACGGAGGATGGTCGCCGCGTGACCGCGCCAATGCTTCGCCTACGGTTCGACGATGCACGCAATGTTGCTATCGCGAAAGCTCTAGAGGACGAAGATGCGCAACTCGCTTCAAGCATCCGACAGTTCCAGTTCAGGGATATCCGGCCGAAGGCAGCCAGTGAGATTGACGATCTTGGTCATGCCAGCCGACTGCTTGGGCATACCGATAAACGCATAACAGAAACAGTTTATCGACGCGTCGGCGAGATCGTGAAACCCACACGATGA